AACAGGTCATAGAAAAAACAGGCATGATAAAGATTCATCCTGAATATCCAGAGTTACAAAAACCAACCGAAGCTGGAAAACAGTATTTAAAAAACATCAATAGCTATTCAGTAGTAATAAAAACTTTAAACGGGGTACTTCAAAAGAATGCCATAGAACCCGAGGATGAATTTGATGAATTTATGAAGGAAATGAGGGGTAATGTATAGCTTAAAAGATAATACGATTAATGGAAATCGCTCTTATTTACTTGAGTATTATAATAAAATTAAATCCGGGGAAATAATAGCAGGTCAGGAACTAATCACTCAGTTAGAAAACTTAATTGAGGATCTAGATAATCCCGACTATTTTTATGACACTTCTGATTCTGAATTTAGGATATTGTTCATAGAAAGATTTTGCAAACATACAAAGTCGCCTTTCTTTGGAATGCCATTTAAACTGCTGTTATGGGAGAAAGCCTTCATTGAGGCTTTTTATTCTTTTAAATGGAAAGATACAGGGCTTAGAAAACATAAAAAAGCAATATTATTAATAGCTAGAAAAAACGGTAAAACAACTTTTTGTGCAGCATTAGCATTAAGCGAATTCTTTTGTGGCAATGGCGGAGCCGACATAGTTTGTTCTAGTAATGATGATAACCAAGCAAGTATTATATTTGATGAGATTAACTCAATGAGAGAATGGTCTCCAGCATTAGAAAAGCGCAGTCATAAAAATCTCCAAGGGATGTATAATCTTAAAAATAAATCTACTATAAAGAAACTATCGGACAGGACTAAAAATAAAGAAGGCAGAAATATTGACTTTGGTATCTTGGATGAAGTTCATGAGATGAAAACAAATGTAATAGGTAAATCTATAGAACAATCTCAATCTACTAAGGACGAGCCTATCTTGATAATGATTACTACAGAGGGATTTGTTAATGACGGATACTTAGACAAGCAATTAAAATACGCAAGAGCAGTTTTAGAAAAAGAAATAGAAGATCCTACTATTTTGGTATGGCTATATACCCAGGACAGTGAACAGGAAATATGGCAAAATCCTAAAAGTTGGTATAAATCTAATCCGAGTTTGGTAGAGGTTAAAAAAATAAGCTATATAGAAGACCAAATAAGGGTAGCACAACACGATAAATCTGAAAGAGCTTTTATGTTGGCCAAGGACTTTAATATAAAACAAAACAATGGTGAAGCCTGGTTAATGCTAGAAGATATCATAAACGAAGAAACTTTTGATTTGGAAGAGTTTAGAGATGGATTTGCCATAGGTGGTGTTGACTTAGCAAGGACAGGAGACTTGGCTAGTGCAAGAATATTATTAATGAAACCAGGTAGCCAAAAGAAATACTTTCATCAGCAATATTTTATACCTGAATCTAAATTAGAAGATTTGAATAAGGAAGATCTAGAAAAGTTTAAAAAATGGATTAGAGACAGGTTAATAACTGTTTCTCCTGGAAACGAAAATGATTTTAGTTTGGTTACTCAATGGTTCGTAAGCCTTTATAAAGATTATGGCATAAGAGTTTTTAATACAGGTTATGACAAATGGAGTGCTGTATATTGGGTTAAGGAAATGGAAGGCTATGGGTTTGACTGCACTAGGGTAACTCAAGACCACGGCTCATTATCAGACGCATATAAACAGGTTGAAGCAGACTTAAAAAGTAAATTAATTGTTTACAATAACAACCCTATAGACAAATGGTGCCTTGAGAATTCAGCATTAAATATAAATTCTAAGCAAGAAATATTAGTAGTTAAAGTAGAGGGTAAGGAAGATAAAAAAATAGATGGAGCTGTAACAATGGGAATTGCTTATAAAATATATCTGGATCATAGGACTGAATTTTTAGAACTTATCGGGAGGTGATATCATTTGGCATTTAAAGATCTTGTAAAAAACTTATTTGCAAGCAATGAAGATAAAAAGCGAATGAAATATGCTAAGTTTTTAGACGGATATAGTCCGATATTTAGCCAGTTTGGACATAATATTTACGCCTCTGATGTAGTTCAGATGTGTATTGATGTAATAGCAACTGAATGTAGTAAACTTCAACCTAAGCATATTAGAACAGATAGAGATGGAATGCAAGTAAATGTTAATAGCAGTATAAACAGATTATTTAAATTCGCTCCTAACGAATTGATGACTACCAGGGACTTTATAGAAAAAGTCATCTGGCTACTATATATGAATTACAATGCTTTTATATACCCAGTTTATGAGTTAAAAACTAATGGTCAAGGTAACACATACAGAGATTATACTGGATTCTACCCTCTTAACCCTTCACAGGTAGATTTTATGCAAGATACAAGTGGAAAGTTATTTGTTAAATTGTGGTTTACGAATGGTGATAAATTTACATTAGCTTATTCAAACTTAATCCATCTTAGGAAAAAGTTCTCTGTAAATGACATTATGGGTGGAGGTATGAATGGGCAACCTGACAATCAAGCTTTATTAAAGGTTCTTCGAATAAATGATACAGTTCTTCAAGGATTGGAAAAAGCAATTAAGACAAGCCTTCAAGTAAGAGGAATAGTTAAAATAAACACCCTTGTTGACGAAAAAAAACAACAAGCAGAAATAGAAAAATTTGAAAATGCAATATTTAATAGTAAATCAGGAATATTACCTATGGATTTAAAAAGCGAATATATTGATTTAAAACCGGATCCAAAATTGATCGATAAAGATACTTTAGAATTTCTCCAAAGCAAGGTTTTAAATTATTATGGCGTATCGGTACCGATTTTAAGTGGAGATTTTACAGACGAACAGTATCAAGCGTTTTATGAAAAAACACTAGAGCCAATTGTTATTAGTTTAGGGCAAGCATTTTCTAAATGTGTATTCTCAACTAGAGAGCTTGATGTAGGTAATGAAATAATATTTTATCCTCAAAAGCTACTGTTTACTAATACTAAAAATAAAATAGCAGTTGCTGACATATTAGGCAACAGAGGAGCATTAACAAATAATGATTTATTGTCCCTATTTGGATATCCTCCATATGAGGGTGGAGATATACGTAATATGAGTTTGAATTATATAAACACAAACTATGCCAGCGAATATCAGCTAAAAAGAGCAGGAATGAGAAAAACAACGGAGGTGATAGATGATGACTAAGAAGAATTTACCCTCTAAAGATGAAATTGTAATTAGAAGTTTTAATATGTCGGATTTACAGGCCGTAGATGATGGAAATTACATTGAAGGCCATGCTGCAGTATATGATGAAAAAACAAATATAGGCGATTGCTTCTATGAAATTATTGAAAGAGGGGCATTTGATGAATGTGATTTTGATGATGTATTATTTTCAGTAAATCATGACATGAGAAAAATTCCTTTAGCAAGAAGTAGAAGAAACAATGGTAATTCGACAATGCAATTAAACTTAGATGCTAAAGGCTTATATGTAAAAGCAGATTTAGATGTAGATAACAATACAGAATCCAAAAACTTATATAGTGCAGTAAAAAGAGGAGACATTAATGGAATGTCTTTTATTTTTTATGTAAAAGAGGACAGATGGGAAGATTTAGACAAGGATATGCCTACAAGGTATATTAAAAAGGTTAAAAAAGTAAGAGAAGTAAGCGCAGTTAACTATCCTGCCTATGGTGGGACTGATATAAATGCTAGAGACCAGGCTGTATTGGATAATGCAGAAAAAACATTGGAGAATGTTAGGTCTAATGAGTTGGATAACTCTAATGAACAATTAGAATTATTAAGACTAAAAACACAAATTTTGATGAAAGGTTAAGGTGAGAATTAATGAAGAAAAGACTATTAAAAATATTAAAAGCAAAGCAAGAAAGAAAAGCAGCATTAGGCAAAACAGCAAAAGAGACAGAATCTATTGAAGAGTTAAGAAGTATCAATACAGAGTTAGAAACATTAAACGCAGAAATAGAGGAATTAAGAAATATAGTAGATGCAATACCTGATGAAGAGGAAGAAGAAAGAGATGATGAGATAGAAGATGAAGAACAAAGAAACCAAATTGATGGAGCGTTAAACATTTTGGCTACTTATGGAATAGGACAAACTCAACAAACTCAAAGGTCTACAGATGTAACTGATACTCCTGAATATAGAAGTGCATTTCAACAATTCGTGACTAGAGGAGCACCTATTCCAGAAGAGTTAAGATCAGATGAAAACACTCTTACATCTGATATAGCAAGCGCAATTCCTAACGTACTTGTAAATCAGATAATAGAAAAATTAGAATCTACAGGAATGATCTTACCTTTAGTTACTAGGACATCATTCGCCGCTGGAATTACTATTCCTACATCTAGCGTAAAACCCGTTGCGACTTGGGTGGCAGAAGGGACAGGCTCTGATAGGCAAAAGAAAACTACAAGCAAAATTGTATTTACTAACTTTAAATTAAGATGTGAAATTTCCATGTCTATGGAATCTAGCACAATGGCTATATCCGCATTTGAAACTGCATTTGTAAGACAAGTTGTAGAGGCAATGACCAAAGCCATTGAACAGTCCATAATCAATGGCGATGGAGCTACTCAACCAAAAGGTATATTAACAGAAATACCAGAGGCAGAGAGAGTATTAGAAGCGGATGTTTTAGATTATAAATTATTAGTTGATGCAGAAGCAGCCTTACCTCAAGCTTACGAAAGTGGAGCGGTATGGTGTATGACTAAAAAGACATTCATGAGCTTTATAGGAATGACAGATAGTGCAAAACAACCTATCGCAAGAGTTAACTATGGTATTGGCGGAGTTCCTGAAAGAACATTATTAGGTAGATCTGTAGTTTTATGCGGTGATTACATGGATAGCTTTAGCGAAACACTTGAAACAGGCAAAGTCTTTGCTTTCATATTCAACTTCAAGGATTATGCTCTTAATACAATATACGACATGGGAGTACAAAGGAAACAAGATTGGGATACAGAGGATATGCTAACTAAGGCAGTAATGAGTGTAGATGGTAAAGTAATAGATTCAAATTCTCTTGTTGTATTGAAGAAAAAGGCAACTGTATAGGAGGGGACATCCCTTCCTATCCCTTTAGGGGGTGTATAAATGATAGTTACATTAGAAGAGGCAAAAGAACATTTAAAGGTTGATGGTAACGAAGATGATACGTATATTCAAAATCTTATAGGCGCAAGTGAGCAATTCATAAAAAATGGAACTGGCAAAATATTTGATGGAACTAATTATTTGGCTAAAACAGTATGCTTATTATTAGTAGCGGATATGTACGAAAACAGGATCACAACAACAGATAAAGTGGGAGCAAAAATGAGGGAAATAGTTTCAATGATGTTAACTCAATTAGCATATGATGATGGGGTGGTACAATGAACCCTGGAAGAATGAAAGATAGAATAATATTTCAATCAAAAGTAGAACCAGATGGCCCTATTCCTCCGCTGGATGATTACGAAGATTATATTTCCGTATGGGCTGAAAGTAGATGGTTAAGAGGTAAAAACTTTTACGCAGCTAGAGCGGCTAATGTAAAAACAGATGTAGAATTCATTATAAGACGTAGAGAAGATTTAGACGAAAAAATGAGGATTAAACTTACTGAATTTGGCAAGGAAAGATATTTTGAAATAGAAGGGATACTGCCCTTGGATAATGATAGATTGTATTTGTCAATTAAAGCTTATGAAATTAAGCATGATATGTAGGTGATGAAAATGGGATTTAATATTAACATGGACGAAGATAGAGAAGGCCTAGAAGTTTTTTTAACTGGAATACAAGCTGAAAGTGAAAAAATTGAAAAACAAATGCTAAGGCAAAGCGGAGATAAAGTAAGAGAATTGGTAGTAGCAGAATTAAATAAACATAGAAGACCATTAGCGGTTAGGTACAAAGGTAGACCAGCAATGGCTGATGATGTTAAAAGAACAATAAGGGCTAATAAATGGGGCGAAAAGTACGTTAGTATAAAAGGAGGAAAGGCAACCGGTACATTATGGCACATAGTAAATGATGGTACACTCCATAGTAGGCCTACTCACTTCCTAGATAGAGCAATAAAACAAATAGATGATGAAATGGATAAGATTTGGGATGAGGTGATAAAGTGATACAAACAGTATATAACATACTAAAACCTCTCAATATACCAATTCAATATATTTTAAGACCAGATATCAGTGGTAGCCCTAAAATTGGAATAAGCTATCACTTTTTCAATGAAAATTATGAACTTCATGGCGATGGAGAAGGAAAAGAATTTGGTGGAAGTTTGCAGATAGATATATTCTCGACTGTAGATTATTCTAATATAGTAAAACAAGTTAAAAGTTTAATGAAGGCAAATAAATTTAGATTAGCTGATAGTTGGGATGGCGATGATAGTTTTAGTAACGTTAAGTATTATCATAAAATTTTAATCTTTAATTATTCAGAAAAGGAGGTAATGAATAATGGAATATAAAATTAATGTGCAAAATCTCCATCTTGCAGAAATAACAGAGTCCCCAGAGGGAACACTGACTCATGGGACTCCAGAACATATACCAGGAGCCATGGAAATAGGGAGAAACCCACAAATATCGTCAGGCCAATTGTATGGTGACGGCAAAATAGCACATTCTACTTCTAGGAAAAATTCAATTCAGGTAACAGTAAATCAAAATAAACTTCCTACAAAATGGCGAAGATATATGGAAGGCGTAACTGTAAATAATGGAGTAGAAAGTGGAACCTCTAAAGATGAACCTAATCCATTTGCCATGGGATGGGAAGTGGAAAAAACAGGCGGAAAGAAAGAATTGGTATGGTTTTTATATGGAAAAGCAGACCCTGTGCAAGAAACTGTAAATCAGTCTGAGGAAAACATAAATTATTCAACTGATAATATTACAATAACTTTCATAGAGCATGATAGCCTAGAAAGATTCTATACATTCATAGATTCAGAAGATGAAGAAATAACTCCTGAAATGGTAGAAAACTTCTTTAAACAAGTACAAACAACAGATGCTATATCTGCACCTGTAGCAGGATAAAATAACATACCCCTTCCTACCAAGATGTGGTATTATAGGATTAAGGAGGGGGTATCATGGAAAAAGATACAAAAGCAAGTAATAAGATATTTAAAGTATTGGTTGTAATATTTATTGCCTTAGTTGTATTGGGGATGGCATTGAGCTTATATATTAAAAACATAGAGAAAAAAGAACAAGAAGCGTATACAAGAAGCGTAATGCCTGTTATTGAGGAACGAATAGAAAGATTTGTAGATGACAATAAAGATATTACAAGTATTACTTATCATTTTGAATATGATGGTGTAAACTTCATTGAATTATATGTAGCTGATACATGGTTTAATTCTACCAATATTGAAAAGAAGAGATTTGCTAAAGAGGTACGGGATAATGTTAAAGCTATACTTTTTGAAGAAGGATTCATAAAAGCTGATGATGGAGTAGGTATATATGTATACAGCGTGGACGGCATAGAACTAGCTGAAAGTAATATGTATGGGGAAATAAAATTAAAAGATTAAGCACTCATTAAATTGGGTGCTTTTTTATTTACAAAAACGAGGTGATTATATGGCTAGAATATCAATAAAACCTATAGAACCGTTAGAAATGGAATTTGCAGACGGAACGGTTAAGAAAGCTTTGTTCAATAACGAAGCTTTTATTATTTATGCAGATGAATTTGGAAAGATAGATGATTCAACTATGAAAGAAATAGAGAATAAACCTTATGAGTTTGTATCAAAGATCCTTTATTGTGGAATGAAGGTAATGGACAAAGGTATCACTCTAGAAGAAGCTGAATCTATAGCGGTCGGTGGTGGGGAAGGGCTAGCGGTAAAGATCATTGATTTAGTTATAGACAACTTCATGGTCACAGCTGATGAAGATTCAAAAAAAAAGTTTCTGCAGGAAGTGGAGAAGTTCAACAAGAGATTTGCATAGACAACGAGTTTTGGGAAACTCTTTATTTTGCTTATTGCATTAGACTAGGGAGAAGTGAGGAAGAATTCTTCAAAGATACTACAGTCAAAACAATAAGAGTATTGGAAATGGCTGCGAACGGGATACAAAGAAAACCTAAAACGGTATATGTAAATTCAATGAGGGATTTTTTAAGATAAGGTGGTGAATACCCACTATTTAGAAGTAGGCTTTCTATATTCCTCTAATACTAATTCTATACCTCTATCTAATAGTTTTGATATGGGTATCATAGTTTCTTCTGATAATTGTTTTAATTGCTCGTATAGTTCAGTTTTTACAGCATTAGATATAGGAGTTCTTGTTTTTAACTAACGCTAGCAGAAATCCGCTAGGTCTTAAGCCTAGTGGATGAATGCATAATACATGCAGAAGGAATTATATATGAGTAATTACAAAAGTATAAATCACAGTAAATACAACATAAAATATCATCTCATATTTGTCTGCAAATATCGTAAGAAATTACTAATTAAATATGGAGAAGAAATAAAACAAATAATGAAAGATATATCATACAGATATGACTTTGGTATTTTAGAAATTGAAGTAGATAAAGACCATATACACATGATGATTGAAAGTGAACCAAAACTATCTCCATTGATGATAGTTAGAGTCTTAAAACAACAATCAACACAAATTATATATGGTCGTCATCGAAATGAATTAAAGAAACAATTTTGGAAAGAAAACACATTTTGGACTGATGGATATTTCTGTTCAAGCATTGGAGAGGTTAGTAGTGAAACGTTAAAACGATACATAGAAAATCAAGGCTGATTATTAATATATTTGTTGATAACAGTTAAAATTAAATTATTTACACTTCTATTATCTTCCTTAGCTAACTTTTCAAGTTTTTCTTTTGTTTCTTTTGGCATAGTAACAAGTACTCTGGTATTGTTTTCGGATATCATAAAATCACCTCCAAAAAGTATTATAACATATAATATTTTAGTTGACAAGGTGATATCACTATGATATAATTATTTTTAGAAAGGAGATGATTATAAATGTTGAAAGCATACAAATATAGACTTTATCCAAATAAAGAACAACAAGAATATTTCGCAAAGACTTTTGGATGTGTACGATTCATTTATAATCGTATGCTTTCTGATAAGATTAATTATTATAAAGAGACAAAACAGAAGTTAAACAATACTCCTGCTCAGTATAAGAAAGAATTTGAGTGGTTAAAAGAAGTAGATTCTCTTGCTTTAGCTAATGCTCAAATGAACTTACAAACGGCTTATAATAACTTTTTCAAAAGACCAGATGTAGGATTTCCAAAATTCAAAAGTAAGAAAAATAATCACTACTCTTACACTACTAATAATCAAGGTGGTAATATTTATGTATCAGATAAATATATTAAATTACCAAAGATTGGATTAGTTAAAGTTAAGAAACATAGGGAATTTGATGGACTTATAAAATCAGTTACCGTATCAAAAGTTCCATCCGGTAAATATTTTGTTTCTGTTTTGGTTGATTGCGATAATGAAAAAGAAATAAAACAATCAAACAACATGATTGGAATTGATCTTGGAATAAAAGAGTTTGCAATAACCTCAGATGGAGAAATGATTGAGAATCCAAAATTTCTAAGAAAGTCAGAAGACACACTTAGAAAATTGCAAAAGGATTTGTCGAGGACTAAAAAAGGAAGTAGTAACAGAAAAAAGGCAAGAATAAAAGTAGCAAAACAACATGAAAAGATTGCCAATCAAAGAAAAGACTTCTTAAATAAACTGTCAAAAAGGCTGATTGACGAAAATCAAGTAATCGCTTTAGAGACACTCAAAATAAAGAATATGATGAAAAATCACAAATTAGCAAAATCTGTGGCAGATGTATCATGGTCAGAATTTGTACGGCAACTAGAATATAAAGCTAATTGGTATGGACGAGAAATTTTGCGAATTGACACTTGGTATCCTTCAAGCCAAATCTGTTCTTGTTGTGGACATAAAGATGGTAAGAAATCATTATCAATAAGAGAATGGACTTGTTCAGAATGTGGCACTCATCATGAAAGAGATATAAATGCAGCAATAAACATACTAAATGAAGGTTTGAGAAATAGAATCGTAGGAACTACGAGGATAGCTTAGGTAAACTTGTCTCGTTAGAGATATTGACTAAGAAGCCGACAAGTCTTTAGCTTGGCGGTAGTTCACAAGGACAGTTAAAAATCCCTCAAAAATTTATAGATTTAGGATTATCATATTATAAAGATTAAAAGACCATTTTATTTGGTCTTTTTTTTATTGAAAGTAGGTGATGGATATGAGTTCATTTCGTGGCTATAAAAGGCAGATAAAATTAGAATTCGATTTCCAAGAAGTTAAAGACGGCATACCTAATGTTAAAAAGCAAATGGCAGTTCTTAACGCTGAATTTAGAAAGTCAAAAGATGAAGCAAGGGCAAGCGGGAAAGAGATTGATAATTTAGGTGTTAGGTATGATTATCTTAGCAATAAACTAAAGATACAGCAACAAGAAGTTGAAGCATATCGAGATAAACTTGAGAGAGCTAGAAATGCCCAAGGAAATAACACAAAAGCGGTAGAAAATGCTACTGCAAGCCTTGAAATAGCACAAGCTAAACTAGGACAAACTCAAGCACAATTGGACAAAGTTACTCAAGAGTTAGATAAACAAAAAACAACATTAGGGAAAACTAGCGAGGAATGGAAGGAACTAAGCGAAAAAACTTCACAACTAGGCAAAGACATGACATTAAAATTAACAGCTCCAATTTTAGCGGCGGGTGCTGCAAGCTTTAAATTAGGAGCAGATTTTGAACAAGCTTTAGGCAAAATGGATGTAGTTTTTGAGAATAATTCAAGAAATGTAGAAGCATGGGCGCAAAACTCACTTAGGGATTTTGGACTTGCTAGAAGTACAGCAATTGAAATGGCATCTGATTTTGGAGCGCTATTCAAAGGCATGGGAATTTCAATGAAAGATACGGAAGAATGGTCGACAACTCTTACTGAAAGGACTATGGATTTAGCGAATTTCTATGACACTACTATAGAAGAAACAACTAACGCATTAAACGCAATAGTAACAGGACAAACACAACCACTTAGAAGGTTTGGTATTAATATGACGCAAGCAACCTTGCAAGAATATGCATTTGCCAAAGGGATAAAAAAGAAAGTACAAGATATGACAGAAGCTGAAAAAGTTCAGTTAAGGTATAACTTCGTAATAGAAAGGACGAATATCGCAGTCGGTACTACTGCTAGGGAATCCGATACAGCTACAGGTCAATTAAATAGATTTAAAGAGAGTGTGAAAGAATTAGGCGAAAGATTTTCAGAGCATATACTTCCGCTCGTTATACCTATAATTGATGGATTAAATAATATGATTGAAAAAATATCTAATTTAAGCGATGGAACTAAAAAATTCATAGTCATAGTCGGTGGTATCATAGCAATGGTTGGCCCAATTTTGATTTTTCTAGGCAATATATTCAAGGCAATATCAAATATCAATGAAGGTGTAAAGGTTGCTAAAGGCGCAATTGATGGCGTTAGTAAAACAGGGAAATTATTTAAAGGAGCTTTGGACTCTACCCAATTCTTTGGTTTTGCAAAATGGGCGTTAATTATTGCTGGTGTAGCTGCAGCTATAGCGTTTTTAATAAATCAATTAAATGTACTGTTAGGCAAGGGTAGAGAAGCTAATGCGGCCATGCAAGATATTAGCAATATAACTGGAAGCATGGCAGGAGCAAGCACAAGAGGGACTAGTATAGGGCGAAGATATGTGAGTGGTTCACATAGAACAGGACTTGATTATGTCCCTAGAGACAATTATATAGCTGAACTACACAAAGGAGAGCGGGTATTAACGAAAGAAGAAAACCAAAAATATTCAGAAGGTAATGGACAAATTGTAAATGTATACGTACAAGCTGATGATTTACAACAAGTAGCTGATGTAGTGAGGTTGTTTGAAGATGTAAAACAAGTAGGAAGGCAAGGGGTGTAAGATATGGAAACTACAATAATATATGATACCTATGTGAACAGTATAGGCCTTACTGAAGGCGACAATTATGGCACGGCTGGAAATTTGAGTGTAGGGAATGAAGTAGTTCTTTTTACGGGCGGTAATTACGGCATTCAATCAAGACATATTTTAATACGACCTGGCATATCTTTAATTGGTTTGGCAGAGTGTAGGATTCGTCTCTACTTTCTCTCTGAGTACACCGAAGGACCTGGTATTGGCAGTAGAGCATACCTCGATTTATATTCCTGTGCTGAACCCTTTATAGAAAATGAAGTAACTTGGCTCACACAGCCAAAGGTTAGTAAATTAGCAGAAAACGTGATAGTGCATACGTGGGGGAGTTCTCCGAGTTATTATGAAATTGATTTGTTGCCTTATGTGGACCAATTAGCAAACGGGCTTATGCTTAAAATGAAAATCAATCAAGAGCAACCAAGCGAAAAATCTCAGTACAACGTAGATTTTTATAGTAGCGAAAGTCCAAAGCCACCTATTTTATATTATCGATACGGAACTAAACCACCACAACCTAAAATCACATCTCCGACATGGGGAACAATAATAAACAAAAAAACTACTTCAACAATTCGATTCGACTGGGAATCAACAGGACAAACTAATTATATATTTGAGTATAGCCAAGACAACGAAAATTGGATTTCTAAAACTGGAACAACTGCAAAATATTACAACCTACCAACAACTGAGTTAGAGAATGGTAATTTATATGTAAGGGTAAAAATAAAAGTAGATAATATATGGAGTGATTATTCTCAAACATGGTTCTTGCAAATTGGAGAAAAGCCAAATACACCTATTATAAGTTTAACAGGTGCTACTACATCCACACCTAGAATAAATTGGAATACAAACTCATTACAGTATATGTATCAAGTACAAGTCTTGCAAGGTGAGACAATTATAGAAAAAAGCGGGGAATTAAAAGGTAATGCGACAAGTTATAATCTAAAAACAAGATTAGAAAGTGGTAAAACCTATACATTTAAGGTTAGAATAGCGGACAAATATGAGATATGGTCAGATTGGGCGACAAATACAACTTTAATATCTTTTGTTAAGCCCCCTAAACCTGTGATAACACTATATTCTCAATCAAACAGAGGGAGCATATTGGTTAACATAGAGAACCCTCAACCAGGTACAGGAGAAGAAACTACAGCCTACAATGAAGTATTTAGAAAAGAAGAAGATGGAGAATGGATTAGAATAGCAAGCGATGTAAACAAAAGATTTATAGACTATACTGTAAAATCAAAAACTATATGTCTATACAAAGTAAGAGCTATAGGACAAAATGGATATAATGATTCTGATTTAAAATCTACAGAGGTAAAAATAAGATACAGTGACTTAGCAATTGTAGGCGAATGGGATAAGTATGTAAAATTAAAATATAATGATAATAAAAAGCAAAACACAGGATATAGCGGAGAAATATTAAAGTTTGCAGGCAGAGACAAACCTGTTGTAGAATTTGAAGATACCTACAACAATGGAATAGCTCTATACTTTGAATTAACGAAAAAAGAGGATTTGGATATGTTACAAAGCATTATAGACAGTAGAAAAACTCTTTTATATAGAGATAGTAGAGGAAGAAAAACATACGGAAGCGTAACAACCAAACTAGATATAGAAGATTTAAATTTTAACCATTATGGAGTAAGCTTTACGTTTACCGAAACAGATTATAGCGAGGTGGTCTAATGCAAGAAATAGCTCAAGGCAAATATTCCAAGGAAGAAATAATAAAGATGTTGCATAGCCCATCTAGGATAGTAAAATTTAGATATGATTTATTAGATAGAAATGATAAAAAAATAGGAGAATTAGACAGTGTTATAAGCGGAGAAGTCAGCATGAACTCCTTAGCAACAAACAGTAAAAGAGTTGGAAATTTTAGAATTAGAGAAGATAAAAACATCGATTGGTTGAATGATAGGATTCAGCCTTTTTGTATGTTTAAAATGCCCGACAATGAGTGGATAGAGTATTCTATGGGGATATTTCTTCTATCTTCCCCTACAAAAAGAGAAGAAAATGGCAACATATATAGAGATGTTGAATCTTATGATGGGTTAAAAGTGTTATTAGACGATAGATTTGATAAGAGGTATGTAATACAAGAGAAATCAAGCTACTTAAAGGCAATGACGGATATTTTGTTAGAAGCAGGAATAACTAAAATAAATATAGCCGAAACAGATTTAATGTTAAGAACTACAAAGGAATTTGAAATAGGAACAGAAAAATTAAGAGTTATAAACGAACTTTTGCAAGAAATAAATTATACTTCCCTATGGGTAGATGAAAATGGTTATTATACTGCAAAACCTTATATTTTGCCAAATGAAAGAGAAATAGAATACACTTACGCAGATGATAAATTATCTATAATGTATCCAGGAATAGAGGAAGAATTAGATTTGTTTAATGTCCCAAATAAATTCATAGTAGTAGCGAGCAATCCTGAAAGCTCTCCTTTAGTATCGAGATATGAGAATATAAACCCCAAGAGTTTAACATCTATACCAAGTAGGGAAAGAGTGATAGTGGACTATAGAGAGGTTGACGATATAGCTAATCAAGAAGCATTAGACGAGTACACAAAGAGAATAGCCTATGAAGCAAGCCAAGTGTTTGGATATGTGAATTTTAATACTACAATAATGCCATTTCACAGCTATTCTGATTTGCTAGAAATAAAGAATTCTATTCTAGGGATAGAAGCCAATTACGTAGAAACAAGATGGAGAATGAAGTTAAAAGCAGGGACGCAAATGGAGCATACAGCTAGGAGAGTGATACAAATATGAGGGCTGATGAATTTTTAGGTATAGTGAATAAGGGTAGTGAAGAAAAAAACTATAAGCTTGGAACAATAGATCCGAACTATACCGAGGGTAAACCAAGGATAATATTTGATGGAGAAGATACTGCAAGTGAAAAGAAATATCCGTATTTAGGCAGTTACGCCCCTAGAAAAAATGATAGAGTTTTATTACAAAGGGTTGCTAACAGTTATGTTGTACTGGGGAAGGTGATATTTTGAAACTAAAAGAATTTGATATCTTATTAGACATAAAAAGAAATAGAAAAGTAGAGGAATTTGAAGTAGTACAAGGAGATTACGAATCTAACATATTAAACATAGCTATAGTAGAAGATTTTGAACCTTACAACCTTACAGGGTTAAATGTAGAGATAGCATTTGCCAAACCAGACGGGACTACAGTATTACAAGATGAACAAAATGGAGTAACAATCATAACAGAAGGAAAGATACGTTGTATATTAAATACTAACACAATAGCTGCTTCCGGGAAAGTATTTGCAGAGGTGAGAATATTGCAAGATTTATGGTTGCTTACCACTGCAAGGTTTGACTTTTTCGTAAGACGAGCAATAGTAAATGATGAAACTATAGAGTCTACAAACGAATTTCCTATATTGAATCGAAAGATACAAGAAGTGAATGACCTAGTCGAAGAAATACAATCCAAACCCACAATCAAAGGAGACCCTGGCGATAGCGCTTATGAAATTTGGCTTAAACAAGGCAATGAGGGAACAGTAGAAGATTATTTATTAAGTTTAAAAGGTGAGGCTGGGCCTCAAGGAGAGCAAGGAGAGATAGGACCTGTTGGTCCTGATGGTCCTGATGGAAGATCTATTGAATATATTTGGGATGGGACTAAATTAGGGATAAGATTAGAGGGGGAAACGGAATATCAATACGTAGATCTCAGAGGTGCCAAAGGAGATAAAGGAGATCCCGGCACAAGTTTAAAAATATTAGGAAACTATGACACATTAGAAGAATTAAAATTAGCCTATCCGGACGGCTCTAATTTAGATGGCGGTTTTATGATAGGTGTAAACTATTACTATTGGGGGATAGATGGCTGGACTAATGCGGGACCATTGCAAGGACCTCAAGGAGAACAAGGAGAACAAGGCCCTCAAGGGGAAGTAGGAAAATCCTTAGAATTTGCTTGGAGCGGGACGGAACTAGGCGTAAGACTAGAAGGGCAAACAGAATACCAATATGTCAACCTTAGAGGTGCTAAAGGAGATAAAGGCGATCCCGGAAACGATGCAGAAGTAACAAAAGAAAATGTAGAAACTGCTCTAGGCTATACCCCTGCAAATGAAACTGATTTAACAAATTTAGCAGGTGAAGGCAGAACTGCCGAAAATGTAAAACAAAACTATGACAACATAGCAACCCTACAACAAGAACTAGATGATATAAAAAATGGTATGGGTGGATTAAAAGGCAATGACATGACTGCTAGGCGAGAAATACTAGACATCAAACTTAAACTTGATGAAATGAAGATAGTTGATTATCTTAATAAAACTGGAATAGGTTTTTATGATTTGTTTGAGAGTTTAGATTATGTGGATACAGATTTAACTACAGCTGATGTGAATGTAACAGAAAATGAAGTTAATTTTAACGGTAGTAAAATACTAAAAATGAAAGAGCAAAAGTATGATAATTTTAATAATCTTGAATTGATTGTATACGATAAAGCTAGAGAAGATATCGCAATAGACAATAGTGTTAGTAATAGTACACAAGTACAATTTACTATATCAATAGGTGATATGGTAGCAGGAGATAAACTTTATTATAATGGAGAAGTTTATACAATTACAGCAGTAAATGAGGCTAGTTGATGGCTAAAGATATGGTAGTAATGCAAAAAGCAAAAGACTTAAACGACTATACATTTACAATGACTAAAAG